AACATAGAACCATGTATAGTGTTGATTTCCATTAAGGAGTGACCAAACTGTCCTGATACTTGGTTTAAGTTCATTCTGTATGGTGACTGATTTGTTGTTGTAGCACCACCACTTAGTGCAGCATTGTTATTATGTGCAAGTGATTGTGACAAGAACGCATCTCCGCCCAATTTGTTAAAGAATGAGATTACTGGCAAAGAAGCCATAACAAGTTTTTCGCTTGCTCCGCCTCTTGCTGGGTCAAAGATAACCTCTAAATCAGAAAGCAATCTATCATATGTAAGTTCTGCTTGAGCTACACTTCTGTAGTAAGCTTTACCTGAATCATATGAAAATGCTGAGTTATCTGTTACTGGAGCAACATTTTTTACAATGTGTCCAACTAGACCTTCAGTATATTGTACTCCGTTTACACGAGCTTTTTGTCCAAAGAGCATAGCTCTTTCGATGTCTACTTTGTGTTCACGTAATTTTTGAGCCCAAATTCTATCAAATTCGTTCTCATAGCCACGGTATCTTGTAGCTATTGCTGTGTTGGTTAATTCACAAGCAGTTTTAAAGATTTGAGTATAACCAAAGTCATCTTCAATTGTATCTGAGAAAGTGTCAGGTGAACCTGTTCCTTCTTCAAATGATGTACCAACAATTTGACATCCGTCATTGTCTGCTAATACATTATGTCCTGATACGCTTGATTCTGATACATCAATAATTCTACCTGAGAAGGTAGTATTAGCTGATTGTACGTTTGGTGCAGACTCAACTCTAACTAAAACTTGCCCATAACCAGCTGTTGAATCAACAGAAGCAATTGCTATTACCATTCCTTTTGTTAGGAATCCAATAGCAGCGCCTGCTCCGTCATCAACTGTAAAGTCATGTAATTGTCCCTGTGCTACTGCAGAACCGCCGTTTACCGCAGCTGCTAAGCTGAAGTTACGTGCTGTGTAGTTAGTTACAGTTCTGTTTTCTAAATATCTAAAAACAGAATCATCTGTAGCTTGTTTTGCAACTTGACTTAGATAGACGAAAAAAGGTGACTCCTCTGGCATGAGTTCTGCAACTCTATCAGAGAAATCATATAAACGTCTAACGTCAGGTATTTGTCCTACTCCTGCATCTTTAGCTGCAGCTGTAATCACAGATGACTTTAATGTTCCTTGATTAAAAGCCATTTTATTTTACCTCTTAGTTATTTAGCAATCCTACTTCTCTTGCCTACTGCCATAACTCTGTTCCATACTTGGTCCTCTTCGGATTCTTGTTGAATTTCTCCTCCTTGTAAAACACCAGCTGGTTTTGGAATTGATTTTGCTTTTTTTACAGCTTCCATATTCTCACTCTGCTTAGCACCCTTGCCCTCTCCTTCTTTCCACACTTTAATAAGTGTTTCGATAGGAAGATTAGCTTTTGGTGTAGTGGCAAACTGCAAGAATTTTTCTGCATCATCTGCACCTAAGTTGTGCTTACTTACCAATTCTGTTTTTAAGTTATTCATAGCCATTTGATTTTGTAGTTTTGCTAGTTCGTTATCTACTGTTTCGTGCACAAGCTTTTTCTCTTGACTTACTCTAAATTTGTAAGACTCAGAGTCTGGCTTGTAGTAGGCATCCCAAGGGTCAAAATTCTCTGGAGTTGTACTCTCTCCAGCATCATTGCCCTCAACTGATTCTCCAGCAAGGCTTTTTTCAATAACATCTACTAATTCAGGTTTTTCTGACAATACTTGTCTTAATTGTAACAAATCACTACTATCTTTTTTTAAGTTTTCATGCTCTGCAACCTTTTTATCGTACATTGATTGAAATTTCTTTGCTTCTGATTCCCAATCTGCTTCTTCAGATGCGTTAACACCTTCTTGTTGAGTAGGCTCTTCTAATGCAACTTCTTGTTCCACTACAGATTCTACTATTGGGTCTTGCTGTTCAACCTGTTGTTGTTCTTCTTTTGCCATATTATTCTCCTCTCCTGATTTAGTCTAAGACTCTGAACCAGGTTCGTTTTCATCTTCAGTCTCCAAAGATTGTCCCATTTGGTCTACCATCATGCCTAACTGCATCACCTTTTCTTTTTCTTTTACTTTAGTGGATGATTTTATTTCTCCTAATTGAGATTTAAATTTCTCTACTTCTGTTCGTTTTCTGGCAGATACCATTTCACGCTCAGATGTTTGTAGGTCACCACTTAGCTTTCTAACTTGATTTTCAAGCGATGTGATATACTGTTGCATTTGTGCCATACGTCCTTTTCTTTGAAGAACACCTTCTTTGTCAAAGATTTCAGTTTTCTTTAAAACCTCGACATCATCTACCAGTCCAAGTTTATAAGCATCAAGGTACATATTGTACTCTGCAACCTTATTGCTTGGTAAAGTTGAACCTGATATTACTCGAATGTCATGCTGACCCAACTGAATATCGTTGGTTATTGTCAGTATTTCATTTCGTTTATCATCATACATTCTCATATTAACTGAAAATTCAGTAATATCATTATTTGGTTGTACGATTCTAAATGTTTTTGCAAACCTATAGTGGTCTTTAGCTAAATTATATACTACTTGACCAACCATAGATAAACTTGCTTCTATATCTCTTAATTTTGATTTACCTCTTGATTCTCCCATTTCAGATAAAAGCATAGTACCTCTAACTGATTCTGGTGCAGAGTCTTTGAATCCTTGCAATAACTCTGGTATTCCAAAATTTAAATCTATATATTTTTCTACCCTATCGATTAAATAATAAAACTCACTTGTTAAAGGAGCTGGTTGAGGATAATGAGGTTCTCCAAATTCTGGGTTATATTCTATAACAGCGTTTGGGTTAGCCCAATCTCTTTCTAGTTGACTTACATTATCTATGCTACCTTCAGGTATTAATAATTTTAATCCAGCAGCTGACTGAGCGTGTGACAAGGTTAGAGAGAATAACTTATTTAAAAGCCTTTGAGAGTCTTTAACCTTGTTCACATCTGACTTTGGATAGGGAGTATTAGTCCAAATGTTCGTAAAAGGAACAATTGGATAGATATCAGTATTTAATATACGCTCATATAATAAAGTGTCTCCAATGCTACTGCATTGTGCAATTCTTGTTTGCATAATTTCTTCTATTTGTATAGAACCATCATTAATAGCTTTTTCTGTTTCTGCTTCTTGTATAATTTCTAAATATACTTCTGGGTCTACAATTTTCTCTGCTCCTGTCAATGTGTTAAATAATCTGTAATAAGGAACTTTTACTTTATAGAACCTATCTAGTATTTGATATTTTTGAGAAACACTATAATCTAAATCTTTAGCTTCAGCTGGTGTTAAAACAGCATTACTGTTTTTCAAACTACTGTTCGGGTAATCCTCTCCATACAAAGAGTTAACTCCAACTTCTATATCATCAATCATTTCTTCTAATTGTGGATATAAATCTAAAACTTGTCTTCTTGTAAGAAACGTAGATAATATAATACCTGAAGCATCATTAAAAAACCTATCTCTTGCAGCTGGGTCTACATATACTCTAAATGGGTCTACATGAGTATACTTTACTTCACCTCTTCCATAATCAGCTTCTGGGTCTACAAAAACATACATATATCCTAAACCAGTTACAGCGTAATCGTGAACTACTTGTTTGAAAGTACTATCTCCGTTAGATATATCCCAAATATATTCTAGGATAGTTCTCCATATGTTTGCTATTTTATTATCAGAGTCTTCTCTAGCAATAACAGAAAACCTTGCAGGTCTTGCTGTTAAAAGAGATTTTAGTTTATCAACAGCTGCATAAACTCTATCTATTACAAAATCTGCTTGACCTACAGATTGAAGTGCATCTGATTCATCTGTGCTGTAATGATTACCTAAAGTAAAGTCTACTGCGTTTCTTGCCTCTAAATCCCATCTTTGTCTAGCGTCTCTCCAACGTCTGAATAATTCTTTTGTGATTTGCGGTTTTGATTTGTTGTTTTCGTCGTAATTTGCCATATACTCCCATTTTGTATTTTACGTCTAAAATAATAAGTTTACGACGTTATTGTCAAGATAAATATTATATTTTTTGTCCAGTAATCCAACTTACTGCTCTACTGGCTACGTTTTTACCTTTATTTGACATTCTTTCTTCAAACTTGCCTTTGTCTATAGCACTACTTTTTGGTGGCTTTGCTGTTGTCACAGCATACCATAAGCCGTCTAAAAGGTCATCATTTCTACCTTTTGGAAATTCAAACATCTCATCTACTAAGTCTTGATGCTCTTTTTTTATAAATAATTTTCTACCATTAACAATAGGGCAAAGCAAAGATTCTAATCTATCTTCTTTTTTTATTCCTCCTGGTGGCCTTACGCCCTGAGATAAGCCTGGAGCTAGTTTTCTGTCAGAACCAGCTAATTTGTTTACATGGTCCTTAATTAATCCTTGAGCTCCTACTTTTTCTACATTTACCCTTCTAACAGGATGAAATTTTCTAGCTATGTCTATTATTTGTTTTGGCATATCATATAAAGGAGAATGCTCTCTGTAATAATCTAATAGATATATATTTCTATCACTGTCTATTGCTATTGTTACAATTACTTGATAATCGCTTTTTGCATTTGCTTCATAAGCTAAGTCTACTCCCATGTATAAGTGAACAGGTATTGCTGCTTCATCTATCATCATGTAATTAAAACCATTTCTATTTTCAACATGTCCTCTATAGTAATTTATTCTGTCAATTAAAAATTTAGCATTTTCTACATCTCTAGCTTCATTTAGGTATTCTTGTGCAAACTTATGCACTAATCCCATATCAGTAAACCTACTTTTTATATCTAAAAGTTTTCTCTTACTAAAATAGTTTGGCCACAAAGGTATGTTATCCTGTATAGCTTTTTTATATAAGACAGCCCAGGCAGACTTTCTATCGTCTCTCTGGGCGTCTAACCAACCATCGTAAACTCCTTGTAGGAAAGAGTCGTAATGGACTATCGTACCAATAAGCCATATTGAACCTTCGTTTCCTTTGGAGTTTTCTAGAGCGGGTTCTACTGTTGACATAACCCATTCTTTAATCTCCTTTCTTCTATCTGGTGTTTTAGTGTTTAGCTCTGATTCAAAATCATCTAAAATAATATTTGTATATCTCAGTCCAAGTTGCGACCTACCTCTTAGTCTTTGAGATGTACCTTTAGCTATGATTCTATCTCCTCTAGCTGTTGTAAATTCTTTTTCTGTCCACTTGCTACCTTTCAAGTCTCCAAAGTAATATTGCAAAGCAGGATTCATATCAATGTGATTTTGTATATATTTAATATGGTCAATAGCCTGAGATTGTTCTTCAGAAACCCAAGCTATAAATTGTTTTTTTTCAGGAGGTGAAAAGTAAAGCTGATACAATAATGCGGTTTTTGCTAAAGTAGACTTAGCATGACCTCTAGGAAGTATAATGCATATTCTTTTTTCATCGCCTAATAACAAATCGCTCAACTCGTATTGATAGGGCGCTGGACCAGATTTCATAAAATCTTCTGGTAAAAACATTTGACCAAAAGTAATTATGTCTTTTTTTGCTAGTTCTAAAGCTTTTTCTTTTTGACTTAGGTCAGGAGGTATTATATTAAACTGTTGAGGTTTCGTATTTTTTTTCATATACCCTATCTAACATAATTAAAGTTTTCATTGAATGCCAGTCACCATCTGGTACTTCTGTAAATGTTCTAGACTTTTCCCAAAGCTTTGGACCTGCTACATAAATCCACGCTTTTTCTTTTTCCCCGTTATCTAATTCTACATTTACAGTAGTTCTTATATACAAACCACCTTCAACGTTTTCATACTCGTCATACATATTTAGTTCTTCTGGTGTTATATCCATAAGCTCAACAATAGCACCTTTGCCTTTTTCATTTTTAATTATAGCTGGAAAGGATTGTGTTCCAGGAAAAACTAAACTAAAACCTTTTATTTTTCCTTTATCTGGATAGTCTCTTCTTAATGTACCATATACCGCTAATCTCATGAATATGCAACCTCCCTTACGATTCCTACATTTGTTATTTCAAACTCACAATCATACATAGTCAAACAATTAATACATTTAATTTGATTTGCTTGTTGTGATTTTATATCCCAAATAAATACAGCAGTTTTTCTTAATGGATAGCTGCAAATGTGGCATCTTTTATTTCTCGCGTGTAATTTCAACTTCTTCCAGCTTTTTGACTTCTTTCCCCTGAATTGCATTTAGTTGCTCCTTTGTAAAACCTTGGAACAAAGTTACAGACTCTGTTTGTTTCTCAGTGTCCATCATTCCAGAAAGTTTCATTAATGTTGTTAAGGCAGTTAATTTATCTCTATCGGTAGCACCTGATTTGTCTATTATATTTCTCATTTCTTCTAATAGATATAAAGGTGTAATTTCTGCTTCGTTTAAATATTTGTCTATTTCTTCTCTTATCAATTTTTTTACCCTATCTGTTTTTAATAATAATTTAGCTTGAGATTTTGCATAATCTTCTTTTTTGCTAGGAAAAGCTTTCATATACGCATCTACTACATCGTCTCCTTTTGCTACATACTTACTGAACAAAAATTCTTTTTCAGTTACATGTTTACGTTCTTTCTTTCTTACAGAAGGAGATTTACCTTTCGTTGAAAAGGTGTGCATATTTGTTCTCATTGGACCTTTTAACTCAACCTTGTCAGAACATATAAAAGAACCTATTATAGTTCTAATAAATGTTGTTTCTTTTTTTGTATTTTTTTTCAAAATACCTAAATGTAAAACCTGACATACGTTGCCGTCATCAGTCAAAATCCAATCGCCTTTGTTAGAATGTCTCCAATTAGTCACTAGAGAAACATTTTTATGGTATTCTCTAAACTCATTTTCGTTTTCATACAAAAAGTGATTCACACCTTTAACAACTCTTTCTTGCATAATATAACTATTTTTCTTCTTTGCCGTCAATGTTAAGTTCGTCTAATACAAACCTAATATAGTTATTAGCAAGAAATCTCATTTCATTGACTTGTTGGTCTAATCTCATCAATTGACCAGCTATCTCATTAGCACGACCATATTGAGCCTTTGCTTCGTCAGATAGTTCTGACAAGTAAAACTTAATCTCTTCACCTTCGTGCATGATGGTTATTTGTTCTTCTTTGTTTTTTGCCATGTTTTCTCCTTATAATGGTCTCACCATAGGCGGTGCATGTTCTTCTAGTTTTCTATGTAAAAGTTCTAATATCTCAACATCTGCTACATTATGGTCATATACATATTTTAGAGATTTTTTATCGCCCCATCTAGCTTTTTGCCAGTATTCTGGTTTGATTCTAGTTTTTCCATCTATCCCAAAAAACTCTGTAGCTGCCTGTAAAGACGAACGGTGTAGCTTTAATTTGGACCTGACTACATAGTATAGGTCTTTATGTGACTTTTGTTTGTACATTGGAAAATATGTTCCGTGATATAGAGCTCTTGTTCTAATAAAAGGTATATCAAATCTAGTACCATAATAAGTCATAATAACATCATATTTGTTCATTTCTTCGACTAGAAGCTCTACAATACGAGCATCTGACTTATCTGACATTAGTTCTTCTCTTGTTATACAAGCTCCCTCTACTTTCTTAACTCCTCTTCCTTTTATACACCAAGAAAGCATAACATCTATGTTTGCACTAAATCCAGTAGATTCTATATCTAGATATCCTATAGTTTTCTCATGCCCTGTTTTGTATCTTTTTGGTTTTCTAAATCCTAAAGACTCTATCTTTCTTGTTACCGCTTTATACGTTCTATTGTATCCAGCTAGTCTTACTTCCTGGTACAGAGTAAAAGCAGACTTGTTTGTCTTTTCATACTGGTGTAGTATTACTATCTCTTCATCTGACCACAGTTTTCTTTTAGCCATTACTTGCCTCTTTCATTATTACTATAATTTTTATGTAACTCCAAAGCTACAGCAGATAAATAAACGCATAAGTCCAACAATTCCTCAATGCTCTCTTTCAGATTGTCTCGTGTTCCGTCAATTGGCACCTGTTCGCCGTATTTTTTGGCGCCTATATCAAGCCTATCTTTAATCATTTGTAGTATTTGGTCATTATTTGTCATTTTTTAGGAAAATCCTCCATATCTGGCCTATCTTCTTGTTTTCTAAGTATTTTTTCGTACCTTTTCCAATCTAGGTCCTTACTTATTTTTTCTAATTCATCTAGTTCTTGTTGTAATTTTTGTACAATATCACTTCTTCCTAGACTTTTGAATTTTAAGATAGCTTTTCTGATTTCTTCCACAGATAATCTCCTATTCCTAGCTGAAATAAACCATTGCTTATAGCTTCTATCTGTCTTTCATCGTGTTCTAAGCCAGTATTATAAAAAATGGCGTGTAGAGCCTCGTGAATAAGCGTTTCTTTCATTCTAGATGGTGCTATTTCATCGTTTATGTAAATAATATTCTCTTTTACTTCGTGTCTTCCGTATAATTCTTTAGTTGGGTCCTCATGTTTTAAGTCTGTAACTAATATCTCGTAAGGATGACCACCTATTTTTAATTTTCTAACCATATTTACCCTCTCGTTCTGTAAATGTGTACATTTTTTGTACTATGTTTATCTTTTGTGTATGCAACTTACATTCATTTTCTTACAGCAGTCAAGAAAAAATTATATTTTATACAAAATAATTAATTAACAATAAAAAGAAAATAAATCTTGACAAGAAAACAGTTTTATCCTTACCTTCTAATACTCGGTGCTCTTAAATATATACTTTATTAAATCTATTTCTTATATAATACTCGGTGCTCTAGAGACCCATTGTTTAATTTTACCGCCGAAAATTTTTCAAAACACCAAAAAAACATAATATTAGTCAAAAAAACAGCAAAAATAGCCGATTGTTAAAAAAATCGATAAATTTGTGTGCGCTTCTTTTTTCCACAATAGGGGTCGGGTCTTTTTCTAATTAGAAATTCTATAATTAGGTTGAAAATTTGGATTTGGTATATATAGGTTAAAAATCTCAAATAAGGGCGTATTTACCCTCATAGAATCATTTATTTGCATATTCCTATAACTTTTGTATATTGTAGTATTATGAATATTAACAATAAACGAAAGGACGTCAATATGAGACCTACTATTTCTATGAGTAAGGCCAAAGATAGGGCGATAATATGGAAGATTATTTATCGTCATAGTCGTAATACTTTCACCTATGGTGGCAAAGTAAAGACTATAAACTACAATGACTGGTCTAACATCAGATAGTACCAAGTGCAAAGATAGGGCGGTGTGTAAAAGCATCGCCTTTCTTTTATACCCAATGGAAAGCATACTAGCTGGACTAACTGCAATTTTTTTAAGCAGCTAGACAGATTCGCCAAAATCCTTAAAATAAGCCAAATAAGCTTCTAAAAACACATAGATACATATTATAGAAGGGAAGAGGAAGATTTAAAAGTAGTAAAAAAAAATGTAGACAATTTTCAATTATACATAACATATATTATATTTAATAATTATACATAATAAACATTATATGGAATTCAATTATACATAATATATATTATATTCAAATCATTATAAAATTATATATATCGTTATATAAACCTTAGCTGAATCTTTTTTAAAATTCTGATGTTTTTTTAGTTTTGCTAGATTATAGACGCGTTTTCAAATATAGGGGTAGTTATACATAATATATATTATATGTAATAATATTTTTATCATCTGTGAATAATCATCTTAAAAGACCTTAGCTAAATCTTTTTTAGTATTAAGAAAAACGCCAACCTAAAAAATAAGTCGGCGTCTTGTGAGGTAGGATTAACTGATAATAGGGTATTAATTAGATTCTGGGGTACTTACTTTATCTTCGTCTACTATTTCGCAAACTAGCTTTAATTGAGGTACTCCTTCTGTTTCGATAGTTGAATTTCTTTTTTTACGTGATAGTCTAACACCATCTACAACAAATAACAAATTGACATCTATAATATCATCTTGCATTTGATTAATTAGCTTTTTGTACTTCTTATCAACATTACCTAGTCTAACTAAATGTGCGTCTAACTTAGTACCTTTTATAGCATGGGTATCTGCAAAGCTATCTTTCATACTTTGTACGACCTCAGGCTTTAAATTAAACTTCTTACCTTGCTCATCAAATTTAGACATTTGAGAGTCATAGTATTCCCTAGACACTTTTGCAATCTCAGGGGCTTGAACATCATTATTTTTACTTTTTTCACTCATTGTAATTACTCCTTTGTAGTAGTGAATATTAACATAATAAGAGAGTTTAGACATAAACAAGCAAAAGTCCAAACATTATATATAAATCAGATACACATGCAAAGACACTATATCTAAAAATTTAAAATCATCAGACACCCAAAAATTTCAGACTTGTTTAAGATTCTAAAATCTTGGTTTTTAGCTAGATTATAGCTAGATATTAGGTTTATCTCGATAAAATATATATAGGTTTTTTAGTTATTAAATATTAACTTAATCAGGGTTATTATATATAAATAAAATGAAAGGGTAGACGTTATATAATGAACGACACAATAACAACTTCAAAGACTTGCACATGTTCTTGTGGACATAAGCACAAAGTCTACGAAACAATAGAAATTGAGACGTTGCCACGCAGTATATCTGTATACGTAGTACCAAACGACAATGAACAAAAGACGTGGAACGTAGTCATATACAACCACTTTGTAAACGACGAAATGGTACACGAAGCGACATCAATGAAAGATGTACATTGGTTTATTAAGAACGTCGCATTTAAAATGCACAGACTTAATCACCGATTTTCAGTAGAGATAGCAAAGTCTAAATATGCTACTGCTACTACAATCAACAGACTAGAGTTTGATGATTGGTTTAAAGATACGACAAAAGAACGTAATAAAAGACTTGATTGGTACTCAGACGTACTACAAAAAGCTAGTCGTAAGCACGTTAGGTTAGCTAACAAGCACGAACGACTAGGATATAACAAGGACTCAAGATAGTTTGAGTCTTCAATACAAGGAACGACTATATGTTAGATAAAGAAACTAAGATAAAAATCGACTCGCTAGATAGACGACTTGAAAAGCTTCGTACTACTGCGATAGAGTTAAAGTCTGATATGAAGACGTTATACTCAGAACTAAGACTCTCTCAACATAAGATGAATACGTTAGAGTCTAAATATGGTTTACTAGTAGAAAGAATTTTAGACGTTGATAGTGTGTTTAATAAGCACACTAGAGAGACTAGACAAATTCTTACAGAACTAGTATACGAAATGTCCAGAAACTACGAGCTAGACAATAGGGCATAACTTATAATATGAAAGACACAGACAAACCCAAGGACATTATTCTATATTGCAGACGAAGTTTTATTACTTATTTCAGCTGTCTGCAGACTCCTTTCACCTTGGGTGTCTGTGCAAGAATTTTAAGTCGGTACGACAGGTCGGACGATACCGAGAACTTAAACATAAGAATAGGAGATTAGACTATGTGTGGAATATATGGTATGGCTAAGAGCCAACGACCTTATACCAGTAAAGATTGGGACGAAGTCAGACGCATAATGCGTTGTATGGCTATGGACAGCGAAGTCCGAGGTGCTCATTCGTCTGGTATTGCAGGCGTCGGTAATCAAGCCGTAATACATAAATCACTACTAGAAAGCTCAAGGTTCGTCGATACCAAAGAATACAATTCAGTAATCAAAGGTCTGCGTAATGACGTCAATATTATTATTGGTCATACTAGATTTGCGACTGCAGGTAGTATTACTAAGGATAACGCACACCCATTTAGAGTAGGCAACGTCGTTGGTGCTCATAATGGTTGCGTATATAATATAGACGAAATGGAAAAGAAGTTAGATAAAAATTGTCCAGTCGATAGCCAATTAATATTTAAGGCATTAGACTTAAACGACAATTTTCAATCTGCAATTAAACATTTCGACAGCGACTTTGCCTTAGCTTATGTCAAAGATAATCCTAATGTCTTACATTTATGTCGTGAAACCAATAGACCTTTATATGTTGCTTACGTTAAACATTTACAGACTCTATTTTTTGCGTCAGAACAAGATTTCGTCGAACAACCTCTGTTTTTATTCACAGAGCTAGACGAAAAAGACATTAACGTCGTAAAACTAAATAGAAATAATCTATATAGCTACGACATAAATAACTTTGACAAAGAAGGTAGCAATCCGACAAAGACTAAATTCAAATTCGATTCAAGAGTCTATACTTATGGTCTTAATTCATACTATAATACTAAGAATCTTTATTCTTTTGGCAAGACAAAGACTGCAGACCTTGTTGGCGACACCACGTACACCTTTAATGGTAATACAGAATGGGAATTAGCTAACGACTATGCGTCTCTTCCTGACGATTGGAAACAAGATGATTGGTTTAAAGATGAACAAGAGAACCTAGCGACTATCTATGGTGGTAGTGCTGAACAATGGTTCTTTGACTCTGATGAAGGTGTTTGGATGTATGCTACTATGGACGGCAGAATACTGCCAGAGTCTGTAATGGCTAATGTCGGACAAATGAACATGTTTAGTCCTGAAGAGGACGAACTCTTAATCGACGAAACAGACGACGCAGTTGCTATGGACGTTGCGGAAGGTATAGAAAATGCCTCCTGAGTTCAGACAACAAATAGACAGACTTTCACAAGAAGTCAACGACGCACTTGACAACGAACAACAAGTAATTGAGGAGTGCGTCAATTGTGGTTGTAGCGTCGATGAAGACCAAGTAGTCCATAATGACTCTAATGAAGCTCATTGCGACGATTGTTATTACGAAAGACACTTTAATTGTGGTAGTTGTGGTGATGAAACCGACGTAAGTGATGAAGTTAGTGCTGATGGCATGAGTCTTTGTCAAGAGTGTTTTGATGACAACTATGACTATTGCTCTAATTGCGACGAGGCTCTTCATAGGGACGACATGGTATGGAACGACCATGAAGAAGCTTATCAATGTGAACATTGCTACGAAGAAAATAGCAGTCTAGTTGAGTGGGAAGTTATGAGCAACGACTACGTTAAAACAAGGTCTGACTTTATAACTCCTCTTACTTCAGGATATAGTATGCACAAAGGCAGACTTATCAAACAAACAGACCCTAATATGTTGTCAATAGAAAATAGACGACACAAAAAAGCTACGAAGTGGATGAAAGATTCTCACGACGTAATTAAAAGTAAGCGTCTTGTTGGTTTGGAGTTGGAGATAAACTTAGACCAAGGATACTATGACTACGAAGATGACTATCAAGACGATATTCATTATCTATTGACTAGTCGTCTTTGTCAGTCTAGACATGTTTTGTCTGCGTTTAAGACTAGTCAATACCCTCTATATATGCAGGGTAATATGGGTTATACAATAGTTGGAGATTCGTCTGTGACTAGTAGCAATCATCCATATGGATGTGAAGTCGTTACGGCTCCTAGACGTGGAGATATCATAGTCGCAGATATAAATACAATGTGCAAGACTCTTAAAGACGATGCACACGCTTATATAAGTCAAAATTGTGGTCTACATTTACACGTAGACACAAGCGACTTTGACTATAAGCACTTTACTATTTTGACTGCATTGACTAAATTGATAGAACCTCACGTTTATACGTGGCTCCCGTCTAGTAGGCGTAATAGTCGTTGGTCTCAACCAATAACACAAGACTATAATCAATTAAAAAACGTCTATGATAGAGATGACTTTGTTGATGTTTGGTACGACGGAAATAATTACTATCCTGAAAAATACCACGACAAAAGGTATCATGGACTTAATCTTCATAGTCATTTCTATGCGAAGCAAGGGTCTGAAATTAGGTATCATAGTGGTACTTTAAATGCAGACAAAATCAAACATTGGGTAATATTTTGGACTCAAGTCTTTGATACTGCTTACGACATTGCTGAACGCATAGACACGCCTTTGTCTTCGTCCTCTTTCTTTCAGTCTTTGGTAGGACAAGATAAAATTGTTCTTACAGACAGAGAAAGAAAGATATTGTCAAACTATAAAAGACATGAACTATCACTTACAGACTATACAAGTGTTAAGTCTGACCCTGAACTATGGATACTATATCGTAAGTTAAGGGACTATCATGGACTAAGTACAGATGTAAGTCTGTATGCTATTGTCTATGGATACCATTACATGAACCCTTGGTATCAAAGACAAGACAAATCTTTGACGTTTGATAGCATGATGGACTTGTTTGACATACCAAAGTCTACAAGAGACTTCTATTACAAGAGATATTACAATAGACGAAATGATGAATATTTCGACCATAACCACCTAAAACGTTGTTATGGTAAAGTCGATGAGTGGTACTCTTACGATAAAAGAACAGGTGAGTTTACGCTTGTAGACGATACTAGGAGCAGACTTGTTCATTGGCAACAACTTAATAGCAGACGTCCCAAAAGCAATAGAGCATGGAGATACGTCTTTAGTGAGCATGAAGTCAAAGAACATATTTGTAGACTAGTAAACGAATACGTAAATCATACTTCTAGTATGTATGCAAAGTCAGTAATACAATATTCTGACGCAGATAACGATGCTATTGATTTACGACGAGAGTGGTTAGAGGAACAATACAGACGTATTGAACCTGCTATGCCAATCTTTTAGGTTGTAGACGTAATTAGAGAGCACTTTCCAGGAGTTTCTGGCGACTACTCTCTTTTTACGTCTATAAAAATTTTTTTAATTGAAATATATATATACTAGCTAGATAGATGTTGCGTTTTTTAAAAATTATTATTATATTAAAATATGGCAGGCAAATTACATAGAGATTATATTGTAACACACGGATTGGCGTCTTTGTCTGCCATAAAGTTTTGTAAGCAACAAAAGGTCTGCATATGAGTGACTATTTAAAATTTTTGTCTACTCAAGAATATGCAGATAAATACGGCATGTATACTCCTGCAGTCCAGTGCGACTGCGGGAATACGTGTGAAGGCGATGAGCCAAAAATTTATATAAACGAATGTGAAATGTGCGAAATTGGAGGAACAATGAGCAAAAAGACAATAGATAAGTCTTGGTCTATAAAACATGAAGGACACTTGAATAAAAACAATATGATATTTACTCAAGAATATTACGACTTAATCAAAGAAATAGAAAAAGTTAATAATGCTATAAGGAGAAACAAATGGACAAAGAAATACAAAGACAAATAAACAAAGATAGGTCTGAAAGAGCTATAGAAATTAATAAAATAATACTTCAACTGACTGCAGAACTAGACGAAATAGGTTACAGAATAGAAACTAAATACGTCGCAGGTGCAGGCTGGACAAGCGAAGTAATAAATAACAACACTGGAGAAAATCATGAGCAAAGGTTACGAGCAGTTTAAAAAAGTAGACGCAGAATTAGATAAGCTACTTTTATATATTGAAAAGATAGAAGAAGACTACGCAGAAGCAATAAGCAACGTCGACAAAAACTGGAATCAATATAGAAGATATAAAGAAGCATACGAAATATTTCACGACTATTTTGATAGTTTGCCTGATGATGTAAAAAAAGATATAGATAAACAACTTATTAAACTAGACTTATAAGGAGGTAAGATGAATATAATAATAGTTACAATAGTAGCATTGGTAGTTATATTGGTATGGCTAGATGTCACTAGATAAAGTTTTAAAGTTTATCTTGACTGCAATATTAATAGTTAGCTATATTGCATTATGAAAAATAGATACCAAACATCTTTTGTAGTAGATAAGAAACTTTGGATAAAGTTTAAGTCTAAGACACTACAAGAAGGTGTATCAATTAAAGACAAACTACATAGTCTAATGAAAGATTATGTCAATAACAAGGAGACAAAAAATGCCCGCAATTGGTTTTCTTTACCCAAATGGAGATAAAGTAACATTTGAAGACGTTAAAAAGGGCAATGTCGATATTGTTAAAATGGGTATGTCATTACCTACTTTAATTGAAATGTCGAAGGAAAGAGACCCTAATAGAAAGCCGTCTACTACCGAGTTGCTTGTAGGTACATGTGAGTCCTACTTAAAGAGAACAAAAGAATATTATGTGAATCCACAAGATAGAGCTTTCTCTTTAGCAGGAACTATGCACCATGCTAAACTCGAGCAACACGAAGACGATAGACATATGTTAGAAGAAAAGCTAGAAGAGTTTGATATAACTGGTATAGCCGACTTATATGATAAGGAGACTAAAACATTGCTAGACTATAAAAACACTGGCTCTTACAAATGTGCTCAGCTATTAGGGATGACATATAGACTAGTACCAGACCCGTCTGGTGCAAAATATAAAATCTCTGGCAAGTGGGGTAAAAAAGGTACTCCAAAAAAGGTAAAAGAATGGTACAGAGATGAAGGTTTAGCAGACTTCGGAGACTGGGGTTGGCAAGTAAATTGGTATAGATATCTTTTAGAAAAAGCTGGATATGACGTAGATAATATGTATATACAGGTCACACTAAGAGACGGAGGTCTAGCTGTATCTAGAGAGAGAGGGCTAGACAGACATATATATTTAATTGAAGTGCCAAAGTATGACGATGAAGTGTTAGAGTTTAAGTTTTTACAAGCTAGAGACGATTTAATGAAAGCTTTAGATACTGGAAACTTACCTCAAAAATGTAGTAAAGAACAAACCTGGGACGGTAAGAAATGTGAGTCATATTGTGACGTCAGATATCTATGTCCCTATAACAATGGGAGTATAAATGGTTGATGATTCAATTATGCAACACGATTTATTAGTTGCAAAACACCAAAAGGTTTCAGAAGAGCCTACTCCTCAAGATGTAGTCAAGAGTAAAAATGGTTTTGATTACGTAGATGAAGGATACATGCGTTGGAAACTAAACCAACATTATCCTATATGGTCTTGGGAGATAGTTAAATATGAGACTCTTGGAGATAAAGCTATAGTAGTACATGGACGTCTTAAGATTATAGATGAACATTGTGCTAGAACCTTTGATGCTGTAGCAGCACATAGAATTGCTGTAGCTAGAAGTGGAAGTGGTTTTGTAGATTTAGGTAACGACTTAAAAGCTGCAAACTCTGACGCGTTTAAAGTTGCAGTTAACAGACTGTGTAATGTAGCGGACGATGTATATCGTAAGCAGTATGTAGATAAGACACTAAGTGAAGTTCAATACAATGAGTTGACAGAATTTATGGCAACTTTAAGTGATGAAAATGCAAAACGAGTTGGACAAGCTTTAGAGTCTGGTAAGATAAACAAAGACAATTACAATAAAGTAATGTCTAAATTGAAAGGCGATAGTAATGAGTGATGTGAAAGATATGCTTTCTGACTTAGACTCTAATGTAGCATATTATAACCCTACAGAAGATACATCAGGAAGTAAATACGAAACAATACCTGAAGGAACCTTTGAAGCAAATGTAGTAAAGCTTAATACAAAGAAAGATATAATTGTAAAAGGCAAATATATTAGCGACATTTTTGAAGCTATATATACTATTGACGACGAAAATCATCCTACTTTTAAAGGTAGAGAAGTTAAATCAAAAGGTTACTTTAGATTCAAGACACCTGACAAAGATAAACATCCTAAACTTGAGGACAATCAAGGTAATAATAAAGGATATATGATTTTTGCAGAAGCTTGTGGATATGAAATGGAAAAAGACGAGCAAGGTAGGTATCAATTACCATATCTTATGGAGTCTGACATTTCAGGTAATCCTGTAACTATAAAAGTCGTTCACGACAAATGGACTAACAGTGAAGGAGAAACTAGAGTTACTCCATTAGCCGTTAATGTCTTTAAATCAAAAGACAGAGTTGCGCCGTTGAAAGACGAGGAGCTGCCGTTTTAATGTACAAAATAACATTAGATAAAAAAGAGATAATGCAACTAATAGAGATGTTAGAGAGTCATAGATGCGAGGGAGAAGATAAGTCATTAGCTGCATTGAGACATAAGATTAAAAATCTTTTTCAAGAGCAATTTATTGCCGAAGAAAAAATTTCTAATTACAGCGAACAAGATGTCTTGAATGCAGCAAAAGCAGCTATGGGTCCAACACACTGTGATTCCTGCGACTAATGAAAATATCTACTTGGAACCAAATAATGAAATCTTTTGAAGACCTTATGGGTTACGACAAAGGGCAGAGAGAAGTCGTAATTACAAAGAGATGGTACTTTGGAGACAAAGAGATAGAAGAGCTAAGTGGGCGAGAAGAGAAATATCTTGTCCACTTGCTTAGAATAAGATATAAGGAGATAGCAGATGAAAAATCTAAAGATAGTCAGGGAGATTCTAATGACAAAAGGTAGCATATGTGAGTTAGAGGCTATGTATAAACATTCAATAAATCCTAATGAATTGTCCAAAATAATAGACTTAGTACAAACAGAAGGTTTTGTTATGTCAAAACAGAGATTTTTCTTTGATTTTGAGTACGACGTGGTAAAAATTAACAAAAAATTAAAATAATGAACGAGGATACGCCTAGAATCAATTATACTTATTTAAGCGATAGTTATATCAAAAAAATAATTTTACGAGCTTTAAGGGGCATTCTCGAAAGGAAAAATCTTGGAAGACCTGATAAAATATAGAAAAAGGTTTAATCAACCTATAGTTTTCAATGGATTACAAGACGGAGTGATATCTCCTACAGATATCGACTTTGTTTTTGAAGTAGACAATAAGTTTTTACTTATTGGAGAATGTAAGGTAGAAGGCAAAGACCTTACTATCGGACAAAAACTAGTATTACAAAGACTAGTAGACAACTGGACGGCAGCAGGCAAGCTTGCTATTGCATATTATGTAACTCATAACTGTCATCCAGACGATGATGTAGTTTTATCTGATTGCAATGTGCACTCAGTATATACATCTGGACAGTGGCAAAGAAAAAATATTAAATTCAGAGACAGCCTGATGAAGTTAGCAAAACATTGGGATATAGATAAATTAAAGAATTTAAAGTGAGGACATTATGCCAAGCAAGTCTAAAGCTAAAGGTAACAGATTTGAGAAAGAATGTGTCGATATAGCTGAGAGTATGGGATTTAAAGCTAAAAGAGCTTGGGGCAGTGACGGAAGAAGTTTAGGTCATGACCCAGAGGTAGACATATTAGTAAATTACTTATTAAGTGAGAGCCAAGAAAGAGAGATGAAGGTTCAATGCAAAGTAAGAAATAAAATAGCTCAATACCTTCTACCTCCTGATAGTTGCGACATCACTCTTATAAAACAAGATAGAGGAGAGATATACGCGACTATAAGATATAAGGACTTATTAGAACTTATACAATTAACATATAAATTAAATTAAAATACATAGGGAGTATTTATGAGAATATATTATGACCAAAAGTCAAAAGAGGAGTACGAGCAGGAGAAATCCGCTTTTATGTCTTTGTGGTATTATTTTTCACAGGATGAAGAATGGTTTGACAAACAAGTTGTAGATAAGTATATTAGGAATATAAACAACCCACATTATGAAACTAATAAAAAATTTATACAATACAAGGATATATCAACCACAAGAATACCTACTAGATGTCCAAAGTGCAAAAGGGCTTGGGCTATTGAAATGACTGGCAGTAAATTTGAACCTTCATACTTAGACCCAGAGGTGTATAATAATATACCTATGGTAAAAGGCTTATGTCATGAATGTAAGGAGGAAGAATAATGGTACCACAAGAGTCTTTATCTATACATAATTTAGATACAGAACAAGCAGTATTAGGTTGTATACTGATTGAAGAAAATGTATATGACTTAGTAAAAGACTTTATACCTGAAAGCGACGTATTTTATAATATAAAAAACAGGCAGATATGGGAGACTATGTCTGACTTAAGAAAAGAAAACATACCTGTCGACGCAGTAAACGTTTGTTCTAAAATTAAAGGAGAAGCATATTATATCACAGGATTGCTAGAAAAAGTTCCTACTACTGCCAATGCAGTTTCTTATGCTAGACAGATGAACTCAGATTGGCTAAGAAGAAAGCTAGTCGTTCAATCACAAAAGATTGCAGTAAAAGCTATTGACAATAAAAAAGATATTAACTCTCTACTTGAAGAAGTGCAGAACACTGCAAGTTCTTTACTCAATCTAGAGCCAGGACAAAAGTTTGACTTAGATTCTTTGTTAGATGAAACGGAAGACTCTATATTTAATCAACGTAATCTTGTTACCACTGGAATCAAACCATTAGACGAGATTATATCAGGTATGACTAAAGGTGAAATAACTATCTTTGCTGGACGTCCTGGTAACGCAAAGACTACAACTGTTGCAAACATAGCACGTAATCTAATTATGCAAGGTAAGAAAGTTATTATGTTTAATAGAGAAATGCCTAATACAGAAATGATGAAAAAGTTTATTGCAATGGAGTCTGAGAATATTACATATGATATGCTAAGACATAAAGCAATCTCTAATAAAGAAAAAATACAAAAAAGTTTAGAAATTATTAAAGAAAAGTATACTGATAAACTATTTATGTATGACAACATTCGTAATTTAGAAGGAACTTTTAGAGAGATAAGACGTATAAAACCTGATATAGTCATTGACGACCATATCGGTCTTATAGAATATCCAAGTAGTGATATGAGAGATTTAAGACTTAAAATCGGTGATACATCAAGAAGATATAAATGGTTATGTAAATCAGAAAAGATATCTGTTATCCTAGTATCACAACTTAATCGTAATATAGAATACAGAACAGAACGTATACCTAAACTTAGTGACCTAGCAGAGTCTGGTAATCTAGAGCAAGATGCAGAGATAGTAGCATTTACACACTACCCTTGGACAGTTAACTTTGAGAATGCAACACATGGACGATATGGTCTAGAGATTGTTGTAGCTAAAAATAGATATGGTTCTACTGGGAAAGCGTCTGTTGGATTTGCTCCAGATAGTTGTAAAATATACGATACAGTCCAAGAAGTCCAGGCAGCAACAGCGCCTGATATGCCAGAGGTTCCATTTTAAAAAGCCTCCTCAAAAAGCTTTAAAACTCTAGTACCCTTGTCAAAAGCTTTGTCTCCTGGTTTAATTTTTCCTGATTGCATTCCTCTAACTAAACCAAAAAAATCTCTTTTACCAAAAAAATTTCTTACATAGTCTTCTATTTCATTTGGTTTTAAATACTTTTCTATTAAACTTTTATCACCAGTAATTTTAAACTTGCTAGAAAAATCTTTTGCTAATTTCTTTTTAGCTACATTTGTTAGCCTACCTACAGCACCGCCTCCCGAAATCATCTCTAATACATCTTGAGATAATTCTTCTGGAGTAGGTCTATCCTCTCCTCTTATATTTCCTAACAAAGAATCTGTCTTAATTATTTCATTGTTTAACGAATCTAGGACTGACAACTCTTTTTCAAAGTCAATGTCTGGCAAGTTTTCTATGTCATCCGCAGGATTTAACATCATCATGTTTATTTTTCCTTGTTGTGCAGAGTATTCTCCTTTTTGCTTTGCTTTCTGCAAGATTAATCTCAACTCCTCTAAACCTCCTGGTTTAAACAAACTTAAGATTTTTTTTAATCTTGTTAATCTTGTTGGTTCATCTCTTTTCTCTATCATAATATCTCCTAAGGTTTAAATTCTTTTTCTTCTCGTTGTTTTTTAATTCTATCTAAAAGTTTTCTTTCTATAGTTTTCCATGAAATATCTCTTTGAGATATTGCTAAAGTAGGATATTTTATTCCATAAACCTCATTATATCCCAACATAATTCTTTCTGCTTGCTTTGGTTTGTTTTCTAAAAGAGCATTTCTTATGTCCTCGACAGCAGTCTTTTTGTAGTATTCTACTCTATCTCTTTTCATACCTTCTGTTTGTAGACCTGGAGTAAGCTTGAAAGACTTATCAATTAAACCTTCTTCCATAAAAGGAAGTCTGGTTAAAGGTTCTAAGTCAACACCTATACCAGTTCTAGCGATTCTAGAAATGTTAGGACCAAGTATAGGAGCTAAAGTGTTAAATCCTTTTCTAAAAGGAACGTCCCACTGCTCAGGGTAGTGTGTTTCCATACTTCTAGCAAAAGTTTCAAAAGACTTTATTACCCTTTCAAAGTCATCAACTACAACTGGTTTTACAAAGAACTTTATAGAAGTTATAGGTTCGTCTCCACCGACTATGTCTCCCAAGACACCAAAAGAACCTACGCTTCTCAATGCATTTATATAGTCTTGCCACTCAGGAGTACGTAGCATTTTCATTCTACTTTCCTTAGATGTATATTGTTCTTCTCCAGTTATTACAGCATTAAGTTGGTCTTTAGCCCACATAACTAAATTACCTCCAGCAAAACCTCCTATACCTAGACGTAAAACAGGCAGTAAGTTTCCATGTTTTACTTCGTTTCTTATAGTTTGTTCAATATACTGGGCCTGTCTTAATCCAAATCTTTTAAATAAAAGTAAAGGTTTTAACATAGGGTCATTAAACATAATAGGGTCTTTTAAGAAGTTTCTTTGTAGCTGAGTTTCTGAGGCGAATTTTTTCATTCCTAATAAAAGTCTTCTTCTAAACTGTTGCTCTGAAGCTGATTCAAACACTCCGCTTTCTAAAGCTTTTAAGTTTTTTACTAAGTCATCTGCATCCAAACCTAAAGCCTCAGCCTTACTTCTAGCCCATGCTAATCTTTTATCTTTAGCCCAACCAGGAATCATCGTAGTTAAAAAATCTTTTTTACCAGCAAGTATTCTACCATATTTTTTCGCCGCTTCTTCAGCAGTAGCAGCAGCAATAATTTGATTCCAAGAATTAACCGTAGAGAATAAAACAGATGATTTTCTTGTTGCAAAAGCAATAGCGTCTTTAGACTTTACTTCTCCCTTGTACCAGTCTTTTATAAACTGTCTTATAGGAGCTTCTGTCTTTAATTTCTCGGCAGCACCTATTTGTAAGGCTCTATCTTGCTGCATTAAATCATCAAAAGCAGTCAAAATTGTAGCACCACTTTCACGTACTCTTTTTCTAAAACTTGAGTCTACTCCCATTCTAACTAAGCCTTTAAACATAGAACCAAACCCTTGGTCTACAGAAGTAGAAATAAATGACTGTGTTAAATTAGGAATAAAAGCTTGACCTAAAGATATCTTACTCATCATCTCGAGGTTAGATAAAGACTGCAAAGACTCTGACATAGGGTTTTTAACTCTAAAATTATATTCTCCTGTAAAGCTTTCTTTTATTAAATTAACAGCAGCAACTTGTGTTTGTTGAGAAAAAGGAAGGAATTGACCACCTAAACTTTTAGGGAATCTACCACCGTCTAATTCTAAATCTCCGTCTGCCATTTTTATAAGTTGATTATAGTATGCTCCTGTAGGAGTAAATGCTTTAGAAAGTTCAATTCTTTTCGTAGCTCCTCCGATATACTCAGCCATAATTTTTGTATAATTAGTCTCCATATAATTCTCAAAAGCATTAGCAACAAGCTTAGACACATCTCCTGAACCTATACTACTGTTAGCTATTTTTCTTGATTTTTCAAGAGGACTAAACTCTTTTAAACTACCAGAGAATAAGTTTTGATGAAGAACTCTAAAAACATTATAGTTTTTAGGAACACCAGCAGATGATTCTTTGTTAGCTAAGAGGTCCCAAATTTGTTTAAATATAACAGCGTCAGGCTTAGAAGAGCCTTCCATTTTTCTTATAATACCCTGTAACATATTTTCTAGTCTTTGTAAAACATCAGGGCGGTAATTACCATCTATGTTAAAGTCTCCTCCTGTAATCTTCATAATCTTTTTTTCCATAGATTCCATTTGGTCAAACATAGTATCTAAAACATCTTTTCTAAACATTCTAGGTAGATAACCGTTAATTCTCTGCCCTACTCTTAGATTTGCTTTCTTAGCATCTGACCATATAGAATCAATTGATTTTGTCTTAGAATTATAAACACCACTAGTTGTAAGTTCATCAGAAGCTTCTAGAAAGTTTGCTCTTGCTAAAAGTCTTTCTTTTTCACTTCCTGTAAAACCATCTGCTTTTTGCCTTAAATCTCTAAGATAAAGTTTAAAACCTTTTCCTGGATTGTCGGCTTCAAATTGTTGTATTGTTTTGAAATCTTTAAATGCTGTTTGCTCTCCTGTTCCGTCTAAGTATGTTTTCCACCAATTAGAATGAGCTTTTTCAAAAGAAATTTTAGGTTTTATTATAGCGTCTAACCTATTTAATCTCTCTGCAGTTTTCTGCTCAGTTGAATTTGCAACATTTTGAATAAGCCTAGTAGCTTTTCTAAGGTAAGGGTCTGTTATATGATAATAAAATGGAGTTATAAAACTTCTTATAATACCTCTTTTTGAATTGGTCATAAAGTGAGGTTGATACATAAAATTAATATCATAGTCAGGTAAATTATTTTTTATGAAGTGTCGAACCTCTACCTGATTTTCCATCATCTTTGCCATTAACTTCTTTTCAGACAATGTCATATCTTTTATTCTTACTGGTTTACCGTTTGCTATAGATTTTTCCCAACGCTTAAACAGTGTTTTAGCTATTGGTTTTCCAGTATCTGGGTCTATAGCATTATCCATGTATCTGTTCATAGTGCTTATTACAGAGTTCATCCAATCTTCGGGCTTATATCCGTCTTCGCTTTTAATCGACTTTTCTCTTATAGCTCTAATTCTCTGGTCATAATGTAAGTCTAAAGCGTTTCTACTATTTCTAACACCCTTAAGATTTTTTTCAAAAATTGCAATAAGATTTGGGTCTTCAGAGTGAAATTTGAAAAATAACTCAGTATTAAATTCGTCTAACGCAAACTGTCCTTTACCTTCAATATTAATAGCAACAGTCAACCCTTTATCTGTCTGCCTTACACTCTTGTCTATAATTTTACCTGTTGTAAAAGCTAAAGTACTTTTGTGAGAGTCAATTGTAATTTTTTCATCAACCTTGCCTTTAATCTTACCAGTAACAACCTTTGCTCCTTCAATAGAAGCTTCTCCACCTCTAATCCTACGTCCCATTAAGTTGATGTGAGCATATTCTCCTCTACCAATTTTAAAAACATTTTCTCTTCTAAATCTTTGTCCAGCTTCCTTTATGTCTTTTGTTCTAGCAAAAGGTTGTTGTATTTGTTCATAAAGCTCTGCACCTTCTGCTGTAAATATATCTTGTAGTTTTGCTTCACTAGCAATTGCTTGATTGTGTTTTTTAGAAAGCTCATCTCTAATTCTACCTTTTCTTTTAGCAACTAAAGAGGCTGGTGCGGCTATAGCTCCTGTAACTCCAGCAGCCATGATTAAATCTTGAAATCCAGGAAGTCTACCTTCGTAAGCCAAAGGAGCTAAAGCTCCCATGGTAAATGTTTCTCCAGAAAAAGCTCTGATACCTCTTTTGTAAGCTTCTCTTGCTTCTTTTCCATCAGAAAAAGGCGCAAGCAATCTTGATGTTCTCCCAACACCTCCTGCTAACCCTAAAAATCCTCCTCTAAAAAAATCTTTAGCATCTCCTTTATTTAATACTTCTTTAAATGCTGTCCCATAATCCATACCCTTATAATTTGAAAAATCTGCTTTGTCTAATATTTCATCTCTTGCTTCTTTTGCTGCGTAATAAAAACCGTCATATGTACCTAGCATAGCTGCCTGCACACCACCGTAGTTTACAACATCGTCTACTATAGAAGTTGCATTTCTAATCCCTAAAGCTTTGCCTTTATATTGAAGTTTTTTACCCAACATTATAGCAGCACGTCTTTTTGCTGCAGTTGTAACACCAGCTCTCAATGCAACACCAGCAGTTCCAGCACTAGCTACAGTTAATCCAAGGTCTGTTTTTGATGCAAAGAATGATAAAAAACCTGCACCAATATCATGAAGAACACCTCTTGGTATGTCAGCAATTTCATAATACTTTTTACCTGTCATCATCTCGTGCATCATACCTTCTATAGACTTATTGTATGCATCCTTGTAGACTAATGGTAGTGAATCCCAAAAAGCAGTTCTTTCTCTTTCTCTTTGTTCATTGTTTTCAGGTTCCATGACATATGGACTAACAATGTTTTTAAGATTGCCTGTTGGCTGTACTTGTGTGGCAACTTGTTGTGATTTAAATCTATCTCTTAGACTCATATTTGCCCTTATTTAGGAATAAAATATTGATTTATTAATTCTTTTGTATCTTCGTTAACACTGTTGACAAGAAGAAAGTCTGTTAAAAGTCCTTCGTTACTCTCAAATCTTTCTTTAGCTTTTTCTAATTTTCTTTGATATGCTCCAATCCATGCATTACTTTCTCTAAACTTTAATACTTCTTCTAAAGTTTTTCTGTTATACACTTTACCAAAAATTAATGCCAGAGAACTTGTTGCTCCTGGTCTAAAGTACTTTATTCTGGTATCTCTACTCTTATTTCTTTCTACTGGTCCAGCTAATACAAGTTCGTCTCCTGGAGTTTGCAATATTCTCCTCAACAATTCATTGTCTGCATTTTGTTGATTTAATTCTTTTATTGCAGTATCAAGTGTTGAAGCGTACTTTCCTTTTTGCGCTTCTGCCCTTAAAAAATATTCAGTATTTCCTTTTTCGAAAATTTGAATTGCTTTTCTTCCTTTTCTAGTTTTTCTTAAAACGCTTAACTTTTTTTGTATTTCGTTATATCTACTTCGCTCATCTTGATTTAAGTTTCTTTTGGTAATCACACCATCAAGATAGGACTTTTCCTCCATTATTGAGGATAACGCTTTTTCTTTTTCGTCAAGCAATTCATCTCTTTCTATTGGAGTAGCTGATACAATATTTCCATTCTCATCTCTTTCTCCGTAAGCCCTTGGATAAAGTATAGCTCTAGCTCTTTGTGACAACTCTATAGTTTTTGCTACTCTAGTTTCAATAGATTCATCAGCTAAACGAACATCATTAGAACCTAAGTTAAAGTCATCTCTATCGCCCGTGGCATCTCCATCATCTGTAACATCTACAGTAAATGTAGTATCATCTACCTTTGGGGCAGCAAAGTGCTTTGCATCAATTCCAGATTGTATAAGCTCTGATTCTATTTGGTCTATTTGTGAGTCAGATAAAAATATGTTACCAAACTTTGTAAGTCTTTCATTTTCTTTACCAGTTTTCTTAGCTGAAAACTCAGGAGAATTAGAGTTTGCCATGGCTCTTGCTATAGTAAGCTTAGTAAAAATATCATTCTTTTCTGTCTCAGATGCATTGTCTAGATATAAATTTTTACCTTCTTTAGAAACAAACAAGTCATCAAAAGAATTAAAAAATTCTTGACCAGCTGCAATATACTGAGGTCTACCATACTGCTCATATGCTTGTCTTAAAAGAGAATCTCTTCTCATTTTTTCAGGCCCAATTCCTACAATAGGAGATTTCAAATTTTCTGGAAGATACTTAGCATATGCTTCTAAATCTTCTGGTGCCACTGCTTTGTCATATGTCTTAATAGCTGAGCCAACACTATTTTGATACAGTGTTTCAATATCCATAGCCATTTTAGGACTTCTATTTAAAATTCTTACACCAGTATACCTTCCTGATTCCATAAATTCTTTATTATTCATAATTGCAGAAAAGTCTGTACCCATAGTCAAAGAATATGTATCTTTATTTTTCAACATCCATTTGTATGCTGCAGTTGTATCATCTTGAGAAGCTTGTGGGTCATTAAGAGTATCCATAAATCCTTGTGCTTTTGTGTTTGCATCTCCTAAATTCTTAAGAGTAGTTTTATATTCAGTTAATTTTGATTTAGCATCAGGACCTATAAGCTTAGCATTAGCAGGGTCATTTACATACATTTCATAAATATTTAAATTTGATTCAGCACTCTTAGAATCTCTGTTGTTAAAAGCAACCTCTAATCCCTCTAGATAAGGAGCAACATCTCTGTTATAATTTCTTCTATCTTCAATATCATCTCTTTGAGCCTGGTACATCATTCTAGTTTGAAACTGTTGTTCCTCTCTCTCTCTTGCTTCATTTCTTTCAGCTCTTTGCATTTCTTGCTGTATTATATTAGGTAGAGTTTCATTTAAAAGTCTATCTACTGCTGTTTCACCAGGAGTTACTGGATATAAAGGTCTTCTAGCCATTAATATACACCTCCACCAAAGTTACCAAAACTGCTTATAATATTGTTTTGTAGGTTAGATAAAAGTTGCTGACCTGAACCGCTCCCTATCACTCCAGGTTGCATCATAGCTCCAGTATTTGCAACATTTTCATCTGGGTCTAAGCTTCTAATTTGCAATGCAGTTTGAGCTTGGTTTCCTAAAAAGTCTAGTAGAGTTCCTTCTAGCTGACCTAATTGCCTTCCTATGTTCTCTTGAACAGATTGCATACCACTTTCTCTGCTTGCTATTAATCCTGACTGTTCTTGCATGCCTACTCTTTGTGCCATCCTTCTTTGTCTATCTTGTGCTCCTGAAACCAAACCAGTTCTTCCTGATTGGTTTCTAATTTCTTCCATAGAGCCACTGAATCTTTGTCTTAAGTCTTGGGACTGCTGACTAAATTGCTGAGATACGTTAGAAAGTAAATTTGTTTCAAGTTCTCTTAAAGAACTTTGTGCACTTTCAAAGCCCTCTATGTCAAATGGGCTAAAAAACTCATCAAATCCCTCAAATCTTTGTCCCTGTCCAAAGCCATAAAGAGTACCTGGTTGTGTTAAAGCTGACATTTCAAAACCTAATCCTGATAATAAATCAGAAATAGATTGAAACTCTGTTCTAAATCCGTTTGCCATTAGTATGTTGTTCCTTTTTGAGTTAATGTTTTTTGTAAGAAGCTAGGAAATGAACCAAAGTTTAGACTAGGAATTGTAATTTCTTTTTCTTCATCTGTCTTTTCTCCTTTTAATATAGACATCATTTGATTAAATCCTTGAGCTTTTTCTAATTTCCTTGCTGCAATTCTGTCGTTTACTCCTCCTGAACCTCTTAATAGAAAATCACCAAAACTTCCTTTTTCAAAAAACTCCATAGGTTGTCCTTCATTAAAAATATTACCTAGAGTTTTTTCTAAGAATGTATCTTTTTGTTGAAATCTTTGAGCACCTTTTTTAAACATTTTATCAAATTCTTTACCAAAAGATTTTGTCATACTGAATGAAGTATAAGCGTCTGTCAGCGCATTTGTTAAGTCAAGAAGGTTTTGACCTTCCGCTGCATCGCTTATAAACGCGTTGGTAGATGCTACGTCTGCATCAAAGTCTGCTCTTGCACTTGAATAAAACCTTCCAGGACCAGCTTCTGCTTCTATAAAATCGTCATACTCTTTGACCAAGCCAGCGCCAACTGCTGAACCTGCTCCTGTAATGGCTGCTCCTAATAAAGGTTGTCCAGTCACTAAACCTACTCCAGTTCCTAAAACTTGTGCAGCAAGTCTTCTTCTTGAGCGCTTTTTAGCTCTCTTTTTCATTTCCCTTTCTGCTTTTTCTACTTCTATCTCATAATCACGTCTTGCGTCCTCTATATTTTTTCTTTCATCTGCTGCTTCAGATTGCAAGTTTGCTCTAGATAAAGTAGTTTGCAACGCTTGTTTTCCTCTTTGTCTAGCTAATAATTGTGCAAATGTTGCCATTATAATTTACCTTCCGTTAATTCTAAAAAATGTTCTACACTACCAGCACCTTCTTCAGTGTTGTAGTGTTTTTTCCAATACTTTGCTAATTCTTTTTTTCCTTCTTTTATCGGCTCTGGGACTCTCCAGTACTTAATTCTACAATGTAAGATACCAGCGCTGATATTAGTACGAAGAATCCAATCCCAGTCATCAATATTAGCGTCGATGAAGTAATAAGGGTCAATCCCAAGAATATCAGCAGATGCCTGAAGCAATTCAGGGCGAGATGATATAAAGTTTTTACAATTGTCGACGGCTGTGCTGGGCTCCACTTGCCAAAAGCTTCGTGCAGGACCTTTACCAATTTGTCTGATATATTCGTACTTACTTTCCACAAGACCTGTAGCATATACGATATCCAAGGCTTCTTTTTTTGCATATTTTTCTCCCATTTGGACACAAACATCTTTTATTAATTCTTTTATTTGTTTGTTATTGACGCCCATTGTTTCTCCTGTTAAGGTTAATAAAAATACTATGAGTATAGCTTGAATGTACCTCACCGCTATAAAATAGTAAATTTTTCTCCTCTATGTCAAGATTTTTCTCTCTATAAAGCATTATTATTGCCCTGGTCCACCACCTGCTTCATGGAATCCACCTATTGCATGACTCATGTGATGTGGTGTATTTAATATAGCAACTCTATGTGACGTTGTAACACTGGTATTAGGTGAACTAGCTAATGGATTATTGCTACCACCTATCTTTTCAAATCCACTTACAGGTCCACTATTACTACCAGCATAAGTATTTAATATACCATTTATATTGCCACCTGTCATCAAAGAAGATAAACTTATATTAGCAGTTTCTACTACTTTACAGCCATCATTACCAATTTCTGACCTTAATGCTACATTTGTATTACTTACTGCCACTATTCAGCATCTCTAATTGCTACATAGTCTGCCATTTCAGATTCACACTCAGCAAGTTGTGCTTCTAAATTAGCTTTATGTGCTTCACAATGTGATATAGCTTCATCTACTGGTTTTACATCAGTATAATCTACTACTTCTACATCTTTTCCTGAAGCATCTTGCATAATTCTTGTATGCTTGATTTCTACCATTTTGACTGAACTTTGCGCTTGTTCTTGTGCTTTTTCTGCGATTACTTTAGCCATTTAATTTCTCCTTAAGTTCGTTTATTTGTTGTTGTTGTTCTTGAACTGCTTTTATTAATACAGCAGTTAATTTTTCAT